ACGTTGGGCGGCGCGGACTATTCCGTGCCGCTCCTTTCCGTCGACCAGGTCGAGCGCTATCTCGCGCAGGTCAAAGCGAACGAGGAAGCTCGCAAGGCCGGCGGCGACTACGTCGCGAACTTCAAAGGCATGATCGAGAACGCCGCGATCTTGTTGAGCGACGCGACGCCGGCGATCGGCGATATTCGTTCGCTCCGCGTAACGCCGCCGCAGCTCGCCGACGCAATCCGCCAGATCCTGACCTTCGGCGGTTTGCAGGAGGACAAGCCGGAGGCGCCGGCGGCGGGGGAAGCTCCGGCCGCTCCGGCTCCGGCGCCGGCGGCGGCCTGAATTTCGCACGGCTTTACGCCGACTTTTTCAACGTCGGCCAATCCTACGAAGCGACGGCGCGGATGAAGTTCGTCCACGTCCGCCGCATCTTCGACGGCTGGCGGTTCGCGCCGCCGACGCACCGGCTCGTCGCCGCGTACATGAAGATCAAGACGCCGGACGATACGCCGGAGCATATCCAGCCGTTGCGCGACCTAAAGGCAATGTTTCCGGACGGCGTCTGGCGCTGACGGTTTGGAGAGCGAGTAGTGGCAGACGACGACGTCCAAGTCTCGATAGGCGCGACGATCGGCGATCTCGTCGCAGGCGTGGAGCAAGCGAAAGGCTCCATCGAGGGCTTCGGCGAGTCGCTCAAAGGCATCGCTGAACTCGCCGGCGTCGCGTTCACCGCCGATATGATCAAGGAATGGATCACGTCGACCGCCGAACTTGGCGAGCAGATGGAACGCTCCGCCGCGATGCTTGGAATTACGGCGCAGCAAGCGTCCGAACTCTCCGGCATGGCGCGCTTGACTGGAACCGACTTCGACTCGCTTACGCATATCATGGAGCGCTTCGAGCTTGGCCTAACGACGGCGGAAGGAAAGTCGAGCCGCGTCGGCGCGGCGCTCAAAGCGCTCGGCTTGGACGCGCGCGAGTTCATCGGCGTTCCGTTGCCGAAGCAACTTGAGCAGCTTTCCGAAGCGTTCTCGAAGTTCGCGGACGGTCCGAACAAGACCGCTGCGGCGATGGCGCTTCTCGGCCGCGCCGGCGCGGAAATGCTTCCGTTCCTTGATCGCGGCAAGGAAGGGATGGCGGAGCTTGAGACCATCCTAGCGCAGACCGGCGCCGTCATGTCGAACACGATGGCAGCTGCCTTCGCTCACACGAAGGAAGATATCAGCACGCTCGGCCTCGCCGTCGACGGCTTCTCGAATAAGCTCTACGCGGCGATGAACGGTCCGGTCGATCTCGCGATCCAGCAAATGACGAAGCTCGTCGAGAGCGTCTCGCCGGCACAAATCAAGACCGCGTTCGACGAGGTCGCCAAGGCCGCAATCGACATGGGCGAGTCGCTCGCTGCGGTCTTCGTTCGTATTCAGTCAGCGTGGGACCAGTTCTCCGGCCCGTTCGTCGCCGGTCTCAACTCCGTCACAAGCGCGCTCAACAACGTCAGCGCCGCCGCCGGCTGGCTCGGCGACAAGACGCGCGTCGGCGTCGGCTTCTTGTTCGGCGGCGGCGCGTTGCCGCAACAGGCTGCGCAAGCCGACGCCGCGTTCGCGGTGATCGACGCGTCGTCGACGAAGCTCGCGATGAGCCTCAAAGGCGTTCACGACTACGCCGAAGCGGCGCGCGCCAAGCTCGCCGAGCTTTCGAGCGCGCCCGGCGTCGCGCCGGAAATGGACATGATCAACGGCGCAGCCAAGCCGAACGTTCCGGCGATCAATCTCGGCGGCGGGGCGCAGACGGCGGCCGAAGAGATCAAGAGCGCCTACGACGATGCGTTCAAGACCGCCGAGACGGACGCCAAGACTGCGACCGAGGCGATCGACAACCAACTAAAGCTGCATCAGATCACCGCGGAGCAGGCGGCGCAGCAGATCGTCGCCGCCTATCACCAGGAAGCCGACGCAATCACCGCCGCGGCGCAGAAGGCGACGCAGGGCACGAACCTTTCCGTCCAGCAGCAGCTGGCGATCTGGGTCAAGGCGAGCAACCAGATCAAGCAGCTCGCCCAGGACGAAGCCAACGCCCAGGCCAAGGCGGCCGAGCAATCCGCCGCAGTGTGGAAATCGGCCGCCGACCAGATCGCCGGGGCGATGAATTCGCAGGTCGACGCGCTGCTGCGCGGCACGGAGACGCTCGGACAGGCGTTCAAGAAGATCCTCGCGTCCATGATCGAGGACGTTATCAAGTTCCTGATCAAGTGGGCGATGGAACAAGCCGCGACGATCGCCGCCAATACGGCGAGCTATGCGACTGGCGCGGCGGCGCAAAAGGCGATCAACGCCTCGACGATCTCTGGCGACGCCGGACGCGCCGCCGCCGGCGCCTACGCGGCGGTCGCCGGCATCCCGATCATCGGTCCGGTTCTCGCGCCGGCCGCCGCAGCCGTTGCGTTCGCCGGCGTCGAAGCGTTCGGCTCGTTCGACCAAGGCTCATGGAATGTGCCGCACGACATGATCGCGCTGATCCACGAAGGCGAGAAGATCGTTCCGTCCGGCCCGCCGGCGCAGGCGCTTGACGCGCTCACGGCAGGCGGCGCGGAGCGCGGCGGCTTCGGCGGCTCCGTCTCGCTCGGCGGCATCTCGTTCCCGTCGTTCGATCCGTCCGGGATGCGCGCGGCTTTCGAGAACCATAAGAGCGCGATCGTCAAGTCGGTCATGTCCGGCGTTCGCGACGGCATCCATCTGGCCGGGCGCCGCGGAGTGAAGTTCGCATGACTACGCCTCCGCTGCTTCCCGCGCTCGTCGGACTCGGCTGGTCGAGCAAGAAGACGCCGCGCTGGTCGACGATACGCAAGAAGCACGTCTCCGGTCGCGAGATCGTCGTTCCGCTTTTCGCTTATCCGCTTTACGACTTCGAACTCGTCTACGACATGCTCGACTCGTCGAACTTTGCGTTCCCGACGCTCGGCGCGTACAGCCAACAGCTCTTGATGGGATTCTTCAACTCGCTCGGCGGCATGTTCGCGCCGTTTCTCTTCGCCGATCCGGTCGACAGCTATGCGGCGAACTTGCAGATCGGCGTCGGCGACGGAACGACGCAAAGCTTCGTCATGTTGCGGCCGGTCGGCGGCTATTCCGAGCCGGTCGGATGGGTGACGTCGATCAGCAGCGTCACGGTCGCCGGCGTCAACTCGACGACGTTCTCTTTGAACACGCCGAACACGCTCACGTTCTCGTCGGCGCCGGCGCTCAACGCGCCGATCGCCGCGACGTTCAATTATGCGTTCTACTGCCGGATGGCGACGGACGAGATCGAGTTCGAGCAGTTCATGCGGCACCTTCACACAGTGCAATCGTTCAAGTTCTCGTCGGTCCGGACGTCGTGACGTGAGAAATCTCGGAACGCCGCTCGCCAACTTCTTGAACGCTGCGCGGAGCGCCGACGCGACGATCTGGATGGCCGAAGCGTTCACGTTGATGCTTCTCAACGGCCCGGTCGCCTACTGGTCGAGCCTCGACGTGCCGTTCGTCTATAACGGCCAGACGTTCGTCGCCAACGGGCCGATGGTCCAAGGCTTGAAGATGAAGTGCGGCGTCGGCTTGCAAGTCGACCGGCAGCAAGTCGTCTTGATGGCGCGCGCGACCGACGTCTTCGCCGGCAATCCGGTCTTGCAGCTTATCCAGTCCGGCGGTCTCGACGGCGCGACGATCGAACGCGATTGGGTCTTCTTTACCGCCAATCCGGCGCGCGGCGGCTCCGTCGTCGGCGGCGTGATCGCGTTCAAAGGCTTCGTCTCAAAGATCGACGAGGTCGGCCGAACGACGGCGAAGTTCACCGTCGCGTCGCCGCTCGTCTTGCTCGACTTCGATATGCCGCACAATATGTTCACGTTGACGTGTAACCACACGCTCTACGATTCCGGCTGCGGCCTTTCGGCGTCGTCGTTCGAGACGAGCGACGTCGCCGGCGCCGGATCGACGTCGAGCCTGATCAACTTCGCCGGCGCGCTCGCCGGCCACGTCGGCGGCAAGCTCATATTCACGAGCGGCGCGAACGCCGGCATCCAGGCGACGGTCAAGAGCGTCGTCGTCGGCGTCTCGGCGACGCTGATCTATCCGATGCCGGTCGCGCCGAACGTCGGCGACGGCTTCAACGTCTTCTTCGGCTGCGACCATACGCTGGCGACGTGCAAGTCGCTCTTCGCCAATCAAGCGAACAACCGCGGCTTCCCGTTCGTCCCGCCGCCCGATCTATCGTTCTGAGGAAGTGAGCCGCCAATCATGAACGAAGCGGAAGGTCGCGCCGCCGTCGTCGCCGAAGCACGATCGTGGATCGGAACGCCGTGGCGACACCAGGCGGACGTTAAAGGCCGCAACGGCGGCGTCGACTGCGCGATGTTGCTCTTGCGCGTTTACGTCGCGCTTGGCCTCGTCGAGCCGTTCGATCCGCGTCCGTATCCGATCGATATCATGCATCACCGCTCAGACGACCGCTTCGTCCGATTCTTGCTCGCGAGCGCGCATGCCGTCGACAAGGCGAACCCCGGCGATGCGATCTTGTTCGGCTACGGACGCAACTTCTCGCACGGCGGCATCATCACGATCGCCGAACCGTTGACGATCATTCACGCCTACTCGCGCGCGAAGATGGTGATCGAAGACGACGTGACGAAGAACTTCGAGCTTGTTCCGCGGCTGGCGGACGCCAAGATCGCAAGCTATTGGGGCTGACGCGTGGCGCTCTTTCGCAGCCCGACCGCGGCGTCGAAGCCGGACTTCACCGGCCTGCAGATCAACACGTCGATCACCACGCTGCCGGTCCCGATCATTTGGGGACAAACCAAAGCCGCGCCGAACGTCATTTATTACTCGAACTTTCAGACCAACGGCGGCGGCGGCAAGGGCTCCGGCGGCAAGGGCGGCCTGTTCAGCGGCGGCGGCTCGTCGTCGACGACCTATTCCGCCGACGTCATGCTGGCGCTGTGCGAGGGCCAGATCGGCGGCATCGGCCTGATCTGGAAAGACCAGAGCGTCTACACGCTGGCTGAGCTCAGCCTGACGTTCTTCAACGGCGCGACGCCGCAGGCGGTGTGGGGCTATCTGGCGGCATCGAATCCGAATGAAGCGCTCGCCTATTGGGGCACCGCCTACGTCTGCGCCGCGAACTATAATCTCGGCTCGTCGGCGACGATCGGAAACCACAACTTCGAGGTTCTCGGCCTGCGCGCCGGCAGCGGCGTCAACGGGATCGACGCCGATCCGGCGCTGGTCATTCAGGACTTCTTGACCAGCCCGCAATTCGGCGCCGGCTTCTTGTCCGGCTGGATCTCGACGGCGCTCTTGCTCGGCGTCTCCGGCGACGCGTCGGTCCAGACCTATTGCCGCGCGCTCGGCATCGCGTTCTCGCCGGCGCTCGTTACGCTAGAGTCCGGATCGAGCATCCTTTCGCGCTGGCTGCAAATTCTCAATTGCGCCGGCTTTTGGTCGGAAGGTCTGCTCAAGATCGTCACGTATGCGGATCAAGCGATCCCCGCGACGACGCAACGCTCGACGACCGCGTCGCAAATCGTTCCGACGCCGCCCGGCTCCGGCTATCCGTTTATCGTCGTCGTCGGCGCTCCGGAGTTTGTTGCGGACGGCGGCGTCATCTACACGACGACGAAGAAGGCGCTTCACTACGTCGGCGCGATCCAGCCGACGTCGAAAGGCTCCTACGGCATCTCGCCGGCAGGAACGTATCTCTTCGCGACCGGAGACGTCGGCGCGGCGGTCCAGATCAGCTATACCTACGCGACCGGCTACGCGTTCAATCCAAACCTGACGCCGATCTACGCGCTGACCGACGACGACTTTGTCGCGCAAGACGGCGAAGACCCGGTCAAGGTCTCGCGCACCGATCCGTACACGCTGCCGACGATCCAGGGCGTCGAAGTTCTCTCGCGCTCGAACCGCTACACGACGGTGCTGATCGAAGCGCGCGACCAGTCGGCGATCGAGCAATTCGGCTCGCACGTCGGCTCGACGATCCAGGCGCACGAGATTTGCGACGATATCAACATCGGCCCGCTCGTTGCGCAGACGATCTTGCAGCGCTTGCTTTACGTCCGGCGCACGTTCTCGTTCAAGGTCGACATTACGATCGGCGCCGGCGTCGAGCCGATGGACCTCCTTGAAATCACGGACGCGACCATCGGCCTCGTCAACCAGGTCGTCCGCGTCACGGAGATCGACGAGGACGAGGAAGGGCTGTTTACGGTCAGCGCCGAAGAACTAACGGTCGGGATATCGACGCCGGCGCTCTATCAGACCGGCGCCGCCAGCGGTTCGACGATGAACCGCGCGGTCGTCGCCGAGCCGATCAACACGCCGCCGCTGATCTATGAAGCGCCGGCGAACCTGACCGGCGATACGCTCGAACTCTGGCTCGGCGCGTCGGGCGGCGTCGGCGGCGTCGTCGATCCGAACTGGGGCGGCGCCAACGTCTTCGTTTCGGTCGACGGCGGCGGCAGCTATTCGCAAGCGGGCACGATCACCCAGCCGCTGCGCCAGGGCGTCCTGACGGCGTCGCTGGCGTCGGCGAGCGGCTTCGATACGGTCAACACGCTCGCGGTCAATCTCGCCGAATCGGCCGGCGTCCTGACCGGAACCTCGCAAGCCTCGGCCGAAGCCGGCGGCACGCTGGCGCTGATCGACGGCGAGCTGCTCGCCTACGAAAACGCGGCGCTGACGTCGGGCTATGCCTACAACCTGACCGGCCTGGCGCGCGGCCTCGACGCGACGCCAGCCGCAGCGCATGCGAGCGGCGCGCAGTTCGTGCGGCTCGACGGCGCGGTTCTCAAGCTGCAATTCCCGGCCTCAATGGTCGGCCAGACCATTCAGCTGAAGTTCCAGTCCTTCAACATGTTCGGCGGCGGCGCACAAGCGCTGTCGCAGTGCGCGGCGTTCAATTACATGTTCCTTGGCACCGCGCTCGCCGGCCCGCTCGCCCCGGTGACGTCGGTCTATTCGTCCTACGATTCGGGCTTCCTCCGCGTCTATTGGGAGGAGGTCGCCGACCCGCGCGGCGCGCCCATCTATGAGATTCGCAAGGGCGCGACGCTCGCCGGCTCGCTGCTGGTGCGCAGCCAGGCGCATCCGCCGTTCGTCGTGCCCGGCCCGGGCACATATTGGATCGCGGCGAAGATGACGCCGGCGACCGGGCTGACGATCTATTCGACATCGTGGGCGTCGATCGCAATCTCCGCCAACCAGCTCGGCGGGACCGTGATCAACAGCTACAACGAACAGCTCAACACCTTCCCCGGGGTGCTGCAAAGCGGCCTGTCGATCTCCGGCTCCGGCGCCGGTTCGATCCTCGAGCTTAACGCGAGCGGCGGCGCGACGCTCAATTCGCCGTACTACTACACGTCGTCGATCGTCACCGATCTCGGCTACGTCGCTCAGGCGCAGATCAACTTCACGCTGACGTCGACCGGAACGGCGGCAGGGCAAAATGTCCTGACGATGGCGAACTTCCTCGCCGTCGCCGACCTGCTCGGCACCGCTTCGGCGGCGAACGTCTCATCGTGGGTCGAGGTCAATACAGCGACGACGTCGACGCTCGGCGTCCCGAATTGGGTCGGATGGCAGCGCATCCAGCCAAGCGTCGTAGCGGCGCGCTGGGTTCAGTTCCGCATCGCGCTGCAGACGTCGGACGCCCAGACGATCGCGGCCTGCACGGCGTTCCTGTGGAGCGTCGCCGTCCCTGGCCGCGTCGACCACTACCAGAATCAGTCCTGCGCCAGCGCCGGCCTGACGGTCACCTTCGAGCCCGACGGCACGGCGACGACTGCGGCCTTCAACGGCGGCCCTGACGGCGCTTCGCTGCCCTACATCAGCCTCGACAGTTGGGCCCAGGCGACCGGCGAATATTTCACCATCACGTCGCTCTCGCTGTCGGCGGTGACGATCAAGTTCTTCAACTCGAGCGGGACGGCGATTGCGATGACGGCGATCAACTTCAAGGCCGAAGGGGTCTGACGTATGAGCCAAGGTTCGCTTGCCAATCCGACCACCGGAACGCTCTCCGGCTTGACCGCCGTTAGCACCGACAACGGCTCGGCCGACGCGCTCAACACGGAGAACTCCGGAGCGACAGCGCCGACCAACCAGCTCAGCGGCTCGCCGAGCGCCGGCAATCGTTGGCTCAATACGACGGTCTCGGCGCAGTTCCAGCGCGAATATTTCGACGGCGCGCAATGGCTGACCACCGGCTATGTCGACACCGTCAATCATATCTGGGAACCGGTGATCGGCGGCGGCTCCGGGTCGCTCGCAGCGGCGGCGACGACCGATCTTGGGTCGATACCGCAGAGCTTCGCGACAATCACCGGCGCGGCGCCGATCTCGTCGTTTGGCGCGTCGGCGCCGATCGGTTCGCTCAAAGGGATCACGTTCGCCGTCGCCGGCGCCGTGCTCGTCGCTTCGGCGAACCTGACCCTGCAAGGCGGTCTGAACATTACAGTCAACGCCGGCGACTCAGCGCTCTGCTGGCAGATCGGCGCCGGAACATGGCTCGTGTTCTTCTCGCGCGCCAACGGCCTCGCGCCCGTCATCACGCCGGTGTCGGCGTTTCGCCAGACCGTGCAGCAAGGGCCCGGCGGCGGCTCGCCGAGCTTCATCCCGGCGACGTCGGCGTCGCTGTCCATCACCTCGACCGGCGTCAGCTCCGGCTCGCCGTTGATCGTCTCCGCCGCCCAAGGCTTCGGGTTCGGCGGTCAAGTCGATCTGATTGGGCAGGCGACGGCGAATCTGACGTGGCCGTCGCTGACGGCCAACCTGCTCAACTACCTCGGCGTCTCGATCAGCGCGCTCGGCGTGCTGACGGCTTTGTCGACCGCGCTCGCGCCGATCTATCAATTCGGCGGGGCGATCAGCACGGCGAACGGGCAGTACACGTTCGATCGCGCCCAGATGAAAATGTTTCTCGGCAACGGTTCGGTCGCCAACGCGGTCGCGGTTGTCTTCGTCGGCGAAGCGCTCGCCGGCGCGAGCACGATCACCGCGGCGTTCGACTACGCCTACAACGGGTACTTCGACTCGGGGTGGACCGCGACCCTCCCGGCCGCCGGCGCGTCGCCGTCGGTCGCGTCCAACATCGGCGTGACCGACGTCGAGATGACGTTCGTCATCGAATGCACGACGGCCGACAATGGCTACGCGGTCGGCGATCAGTTTTCATTCAAAGCCTTC